GTCATGGTGATGAACATCTGGGTGTTTACCGAAGTCAGAATGACCAACATCATGATGTGCCTTCATTGAACTGAAGTCTTTACCCTGATACTTGGTATGAACAACAACACCTAGCTTAGACTTTGCGATGTCCTTAGCATGGTCACCACTGGCTTTGTATGTGATTGTATTTGGAGTGAAAGTAGAAGTACCTGCCTTCTTATCATGCTTCACATCACCTTCAGAGTGCATNATNTCACCTTGATAAACTCCAGACTTTGGAGCAACTTTAGGTAGATGATGTAATGCAGCTTTGAGTTTAGTGACAAGACCTGGAGCATGTCCATGATTCTTCTCGATATCTTTTTCGCTATAATTGATCTTTGGATCTTTGTTAAAGGCAGACTTAGTTGCTACAAAGAATTTCTTGGTATCTGGATGATGACCAAACACAACTGATGGAGAGCCATCATACTTCATACTGAGATTACTATTGCTGGCACCAGCTTTCATATGTTCATGTGCTTGAGTCAATGAACCATGAGCACGTTCAAAGCCAGAATGACCATGCATCAATGGACGATCTTCTGGATGGGTGATGTGCTTCAGTTTACCTTCTTCAGCTTCTTCTTTTAAAAACGATTTAAAATTTAACATGTTCTTCCTTTATCTATATTCTTATTATACCCTAAATTGCAACCTATGTCAACAATAACCCTACAAAGTTGAGGGGATTATAACATAGAGAATTTAATACCTGTATTATCAGAGTCCTTTGCATTAGCCCCATACGCAAATTTAAAACTAGCTTTTGAGAATAACTTCTTAGTAAATTGCATAGTTTCCCCAACGAAATTTAAATAAACCTGTTCGGTTTTCATTTGCTGACTAATATTATTTAATATAGTTTGGTATATTGGTTGTTTATTCATATAATCAACCAATGCATAACCAGATGGAGCCATTACTAATGAATAATATTTCTTATAAGACGCACCAGCAAATACGACAGCAATAGAATCTGGGCTAGCATTTTTCCCTAATTTATCATAGAATGGTTTATATGTTTTCATAAACTCATCAATACGACCTTTGGCTGTTTTATTTTTAGTGGCAATCTTTTGTATGTGAGCAGAGATATCGGCAATAGTAAATGTTGGTTTACCGATAATCTTTTTAAGAACATCATATGCTGGATGTTTAATAGTCTTCATCGCAGCTAGAATTTTCGTGGATGTATTTGAGTTACTATCTGCCAATGCTTTAAGAACATCGATGGCAGCTTTCTCTGCAGCATTAGGATTTTTATAGACTACATCTAAGTTATCCACGATGGCACCAATTGATGGAGCAGCACCAGCCTCAAACTTTGCTGATATGTTTGATGGGATAACCTTTGATCCAACTTTCTTTGTCACAACAAAGTCGACCAATGCTTCGTTACTTATTTCTGAGAAGAAACATTCCTGCCATGTGGAAGCAAATGCTTGAGTGACATACCATCTCATTGATAGTATCTCACCGAAGTCTTTACCAATAGCCTGTTTGTCTTGTGGCTTAACTACAGCAAAGGATTTCTTTGCAGCAGTATTCATTGGTATGTTATCTTTGTTGGATGATTTATTGGCAGCTACAGACTTATACAATTCAGCGATTGTAGTTTTAATATCATTCGGTACTGTTTTATTATCTTTGATACCTTTTAATACAGCAGTATCGAAAGTATCCAGTGACTTGAAACGACCAGAAGTTAGATTGAATTTTTCTGGTGCTAAGTCTTTCGTCTTTAGTGTACCCTTTTCTGTAAAGGTATTGACGATAAAGAAAGTCTCTCCAGTAGAGCATGGTCCACTGGAAGCAGTTATCTTAATTAGTTTGGCTTTGTACTTACCTGAGATTGCTTTCTCTTCGGTAGTGGATAGATCAGAGATTGTACCTTTAAGACCAACAGATTTCAATAGGTCTTCAATAGAAGTCGGTGATGCTACCTCAACTGCTTTGATTTCAGTCTGGTATCTAGATGTTTTTACTGCTACCTTCACACCCTTACTAGCAAGGTATGTGGAGACTTTCTTAGCAGTATCACCAAGTTTCTTAAAATCGTAACCCATTTGAATCCATTAGTAAAATTGTCTACTATTTAGGATTTGTATTTACGATCCCACTTACCTATTTGTTGGATGATTTTTTGTGTAGCCACGTTGTTCTTAAAGTCATAGTTGAAAGTCTTTAAGAAGTAGTGAAGTGTAGAAGAATCACGCTTATCTTTACAACGTGATAATAGGGTATCCAGTGCTACTCTGGGACGATTCATTTTTAAGTCGATATAGACACAGTGGGCGTATGCTTGAATCTCATCGAATTCAGAGAGGTACTTTCTCTCTGCATCCTTCTTCTTATGCCCGATTCTTCTGTATGGAACAACGTAATTACTCCACTGATCGTCACGACGATCGTACTGCATGAAGTGAATCATCTCATGCATAAGAGTTTGTATGAATCTTTTCTTAAAACTAAACCATGCGATATCACTAAACTTAAATGTATCGAAGTTTAGTGTATAAAGATGTATAGTACACTGACGGAATTCTGGGTCATATTCACCTCCAATTGCAACATAGTTCTCGTATGTCTTATTGTTATTAGGTTTTTTACAGAATTCTACTTTGGTGCGCCACTTTTTACAGTAGTTCGAAAGACCAGAAGCATCATTGCGATACAGATCTAGGTCTTTCCACACCTTTGCTGGAATGAGTTTGGCTCTAAATGGACGCTCTTGAAAATTGAGTATGTCCAGCCAGTCGTAGTCCAGTTTCTCTAGGAAGTTCATCGTTCCTAGAAAGCACTTTAGTTAAAGGACTTCTCCAAAAACTCCAGTACCTTCTGTTGCTCCTCTAAGTTAGTGTTATTAAACTCAGTAATATAGGGCATCAATTCAAAGTTAGACAGTATATTGCTATATTTAGTTTCACGACCTTTTAGGAAAGTCTCAGACTGGTCTGAACCACGATCTTTATATCGCTGTTCCAACATTGGCTTAGGTACTTTTAGATAGACCACTTGGAAGTCCGTATTCGGTAGAGCCATTGCATACTCTAAGAAAGATTGGTTGAAGATTCGGTCACCCTCGAAAAGGATGTTGCAATTATGATTCTTGATCCATTCTTGGACGTTTGGCTGGACTGCCATCGATAGGCGATCGGTTCCAGCGAAGACTTCACCCTCTTGATACTTACCAAGAATATAAAGATCCATCTCTTCATTATACATGGCAGATACCAGTTTAGCTGGTTCTACCTCGATCCATGTTTTACCTTCCATGAACTTACGGAACAATGTAGTCTTACCAGTTCCTGGACTTCCACCAACTGCGATTAACTTTCTTGTTTTCATAGGTTTTGTGACTTTCGTAACAGTAGCGATATCTGTGACACCAATTCGTTCATTAAGCATTTCTAATCTCTTTAATCAATGTTTCCATCTCGTCTTTATTGAAGACCCATACTCTTCCGATGAAATGATTAACATCGGTATCCATATTTCTTTTCTTTGTGAATGACATCTTATTGAGAATCTGTGTAGTAGCAGTCTTAGCTAGGTTTTGTTTGATGTGTTCTGCGTAGTCAGGTTGATCAGTTTTAAGTTTCATCAATTCATGTTCTGCGACTTTATGTTCAACCACAACTTGATTCATCTCAAACTTATCTAGAATTTCTGCATGCTTTTGTTGAGGATCCCACATGAGAGTCCTGTCAGTAATAACACCATTACCAATACCACCACTACCAGTAGTGATAGGAAGCCATGAATTTCCAGTCATAACTTTTAGTGTATCCATACTAGGATCATACTGTAAAGTTCCATCCACTGCTGTTCCACCAGCTTGGGTTATTCCATCAACCCCTGCTCCTGGTAAAGTTGTAGTTGTAATACTCATATAAAATTCTCCAATCCAATTAATAAAGGGCTTTCATCATTAAACATCCACTCAAAATTTTCCATCTTACCAGTATTCATAAATGAACTAAATCTATCTTTATCAATACCTTTTCGATGATCCAATCTCAAATCAATAGTTTCTTCACGTGACTGCCATAGAACATCCCAGTCAATTCCATACCAACCATCTTTCTCACACTGCTGAATTTCCTCAGCCTGTCTATCCAGATAGTAACCAAGATATCTTCCATGATGTGCTCTAAAGATTTTCTTAAATGAACACAGGCAGGTTTCCATTGTAAAGAAATCAATCTGATCCTTTAACTCTGGAAAACGATCTACCATCTCATCGATAATTCCATTGCCAATAGATTCAAGATTTGCATATTCTGCTCTAGAAAGTTTTCTATCATAGTCGTTATCTTGCCCGATGGCCATAAGCAACCCATTACGATGGCTACGGGAACCATCATAATCGTCAAGCATAAGAGAAGTAGGCTGTACATCAATAGCACCAGTATGCTTAAGATGCTGCATATAGAACCAAGTAGAATAACGCCCAAACTTATGAAGGTTTCCTTTAAGCGTATCCCATAAAGACTCAAAGTTTTGCTCAGGACTACCCACATAGTATGATTCGAATGCTTCACGTTGACTCCTATTTCCAATAAACTTTTGATATGATGCAAACATCTCTGGCAGATGTCCTTTGTTCCACTTTGTATCTGTTTGATAGCGAAGACGTTTGTAGTTGGCAGTGTTCCATTGAGTCATACGATCGACTGTTGCCAATTCAAAGTCAGGAAACTCGTTCATCAGAATCCAAGCAGTTGGTAGATGATAGGTATTACCATACAACCAACAAAGCCATAGCTTCTGTTCATCATTATGTTCGAATCGTTTGTTGAGATAGTTGGTAGCCCACACAGCTGGATCGCAATCATCATACTTCAATGACCATGCGTACCAACGAATGAACGCTTCTCTGCGGTTTTGTTCTAAACGATAGTCCATTATTTTAAAAAGTCTTCAAGTGAAGGTTGATCCATTAGTGCATCACGAAGCCATGCTTTGCCAACAGCATCAATAGCAGCCTGTGTCTTTGCTTTCTTCTTTTCACCCCATTTATATGATTCTAAACCTTCAGCACGAAATTGATCTCGTGCTTTGTGTGGTGGTAGTGCTTGTAGTGGATTCACGATTGCGTTGTCTCTGTAGGTAATTTGTTCGGCACGTGTAGGGAATAATGGTTGGTCACTACGCAGTGAACCTGTTGGATCGACTGCCCAAAAGATCAGACCATTTTTATTGTGCCATGTGACTGAAGATGGAGTGCATGAGATTTTTAATCGTTGCATCTTTCGTTCTTCGACTGCATATTTGATCCAAGCATCCCAACACTTTGAAGCATATCCATTTCCTTCTTTTCCCTCGAGTGTAACGATCTCATACAGGTTTGCATATCCATCACGATTGAATGTAGCGAAGATCAATGATACAACTTCACCATTGACTTCATAAGACATCGGTGGTGCTTTGTCGTAGTTGTGAAAACGATACCACAATGAATGTGCAGCCGATAAGAATTTTGTATTCTTACCAGCTGGCGAGTTTTTAATAAGGTCTTCAACCCTCGTTGAATTAACTAGATTCATAATTTTGATAGTCTACTTCGTCAGCAACTAACTTTCTTTCCAACATCATTGTAAGATTCTCATCAAATGTAACATAGGTGTTCATAGGAATTTCAGTTGTAACTCCATTTACTTTTGCACGATTAACAATGTCCTCTGTAGAAGTAATTATACACCCATTCTTCAGAGTTGTCAAGTATAATGGACGCTTACCATTGCGATATGCTCTTACTTTTCTATCATTTGTAAGTTCAATAGCACCCATTGACATATGAGAAAACTCTTGCAATGGATCTTCAGAATGTAAAATCAATTCACTATCATTCTTAGTCATACACTTGTAACCATATAACTGTTCCCAGTTCTCTGGAAGTTCCTGTGTGATAACTCCATTATGAACAATAGACTTTGTCCCATGTCCTAAGGGTTGATTATATTCCAAATCGCTAGTGCTATAACGGCAATGACCAATAAGATATAAAATTCCATCTTCGTTCACCATATCCTTCAAGTTATCATCATGTAGATGAATAAAAGCAAATTCATTGGCAGGTCTAGATTCCTTAATGGTTTTAACTTCTTTACTCCATTTTGGAAGGTAAGACATACCTGTGGCATGCATCCCTCGAATCTTAGACTCAAGGAATACACGTTTGATCATTTGAAAGTCTTCCTTAGTGGGAGACTTCAACACAGCACCGATAACAGCACACATTATTAGAAAAACTCCTCTAGTGCACCCACTGTAGTAGTCTTTGGTGGATGATATTTGTTCACTACATCAGAACCAAGTTTTGATTCCAGATATGTATGCCACTCTTTACTGTCCCACATACCAGCATCAATACCATTCCAAAGGTTACGACCAACATGACCTGGATGTTC